ATATGCTAAAGAACTCTTTTGATTTAAGAAATCAGATCAAAGTAGTTAATAATAGACAGCTCTATATTAAGAAACTACGCTATGTGAAAGAGAGGCTAGATGAAATACAAGTTCAGTCTGATAAGAGTTGTTAATCTTCTCTACATCATATATAATGATCTCTACACTCTAGAGCCAACCAAGAACAATATTGAACTAATAAAGAAAAAGATTGATATTGTAATAGATGCTTTAGAGAAACGCACGAGATTAATGGGAAGCCAGCAAGAATTTGTACGGAAGTTACCACTACTAAAGAAAAGGTTTGGTGTAGAACAATGATCTTAGCTCTTGACGTATCAACAAGCTGTACGGGAGTCGCAATCCAAGCATACGATGGCACCCTAATTGCCACCGAAGCAATAGACTTACGAAAGATTGAAAACATCTTTGATAAAGCAGAAGAAGTTAAGAAAGTAATTAAAAGATTACATAGCGCGTATAGATTCACCAACATCTTTATCGAAGAGCCTCTTAGCGTAATGGGTAGAGGAATGTCAACAGCCCATGTTCTTTTCTTGCTCAGCAAGTTCAACGGCATCGTATCTTGGTTGTGCTACGATACCATCGGCATCCAACCAAGATATCTTAAGGCAATGTCGGCCCGGAAGTCAATAGGAATCAAGGTCGAGAAGGGACAGAACGCAAAAGAGGTGGTCTTCAAGTTCCTACTTGACACAGAGCCTAGGTTCACTGTAGAGTATACTCCTAAAGGCAATCCCAAGCACGGAACCCTAGACCGTGCGGACGCTGTGGTTATTGCCAAGGCAGGGTTACTAGAATGTCAGAAGCCGCAAAGCTAGATCTACTTGAGGAAATCCTTGGAAGTTCGTACATCTCCGGTGGCGAACATTTATTTTTCTGTAAGAAGTGCGAACACCACAAGAAAAAACTATCAATCAACATTGAGAAGGACTGTTATAAGTGCTGGATCTGCGACTATAGCGGCAAGACCTTGCGCCGTCTAGTCTATCGATATGGCTCATTCCAGCAACAACGACGTTGGAACGAACTATGTGGCGTAGTAGAGATTGCAGACTTTGCAAAGATTTTTGAAAGAGATGAGGATAAGGTTTCGGAACCTGTATTAACTCCTCTACCAGATGAATTTATTTCACTGTGCAACAAAGACCAGTCTTTGATATCCCTCGCAGCAAGACGTTATCTACGAGAGCGTGGTCTATCAAAAGAAGATATCCAATTCTGGAAGGTTGGATATTGTGTGTCTGGTGAATATGCTGGGCGTGTTGTTGTCCCGTCATTCAACATGGATGGCAAAGTAAACTACTATATCGGAAGAACATACGATAATAATTGGCGTAAATACCTAAACCCATCAGTCGGTAAGGATTTTATCTTTAATGAACTCTATATTGATTGGACTAGTGATATTACTATTGTTGAGGGCGTGTTTGATGCTATCAAAGCCAGAAACGCTATTCCAATTCTCGGTTCAACTCTTAGAGAGAATTCTAGGCTGTTCAGAGAAGTCATCAAGAATGATCCAGCAATCTACATTGCACTTGATCCAGATGCAGAAAAGAAAGCCGAAAGACTAATTACTTCACTATTGAACTATGGCGTAGAAGTCTACAAAGTACCAATTCCTAATGGAATCGACGTTGGAGATATGACGCATGAAGAGTTCCAACAACTAAAGAAACAATCTGTCCTGATTAAGAACACAGATTACTTTCTTCTAAGTAAAATTATGGGGATATAATATGAAAATTACACGCGATCTATTAAAAGAAATGATCTCAAAAGAAATGAAAATGATTCGTATTGATGAGATGGAAGACATGGATACAATGTCTTCAGAGGAACCCGGTTCTGGCTATGAAGATGACGCTATGTCTGGTCCAGCTATGTCAGATGAAGAAATCCAAGCCAAGATCGAGAAGATGAAAGCAGATCTAGAGCAACTAGAAGCTGCTTGGGCCAGCAGAAAGTAGTTGCCAGCCAGCAAGCCTATGCTATACTAGCCGCAGTCGAATACTGCGGCTATTTTTTTAGGAGTATTAATGCGTTTAGGACACATTTCTGACACACATATCATGTTAACAAAGTATCACGATGAGTATCGTGAGGTATTTAGCAAGATCTATGCAACTCTAAAAGAAGAAAAGGTGGATTATATCATCCACACAGGAGATCTCTTCCATAGCAAGCTCCAGCTTTCACCAGAGGCTGTTACATTAGCTGTAGACTTCCTAAAGAACCTATCTGATATCGCACCAGTTTATATTATTGCTGGTAATCATGATACAAATCTGCGTAATAACACACGCCTAGACTCAATTACCCCAATTGTTGATGCAATTAGCAGTGATAGAGTTACATATTTGCGTAAATCTGGCGAGTATAAGCTAACTGATACTACAACACTAAATGTACTAAGTATCTTTGATGAGGCTGGATGGGTTAAGCCAAGTGATCCAATAAAAATTAACATTGCTCTTTATCATGGCTGCATCGCTGGTAGCAAAACGGATGCAGAGTATGTCCTAAGAGAAGGTGACCATGACATTTCTATCTTTGAAGGACACGATTACGCACTTCTTGGAGATATTCATAGAGCAAATCAAGAGCTAGATACCGAAGGGCGTGTAACATACGCAGGATCTACAACCCAACAGAACTTTGGTGACTACGATAATAAAGGTATTCTCGTCTGGGATATCAAGAACAAGCAGGATTTTACCAAGAAACACTACGCATACGCTAATCCAAAGCCATTTGTTACTATTGTCTTGAATGAAGATGGCACTCTCCCAGTAAAACACATCAAAAAGAATGCCCGTGTTCGTATTATTGCAGAACATAACATCCCTCTAGATAAGATTCGCAAGTCAATCGACATCATTAGAACATCTTTCAAGCCAGATTCTGTAACATTTGTTAATAAAGCCAAGCTTTCTAAGACAATTGATAAGGATGGTACTCTACTAAACGAGAATCTTCGTGATTATGCGGTTCAAGAGAAGCTGATGCGTGAGTTTCTTTCTGAATACAACGTAGAAGAGTCTGTAATGCAGAAGGTATTCGACCTAAATAAGACATATTCTAAGCAGATCGAGGAAACAGAAGAGGTTAGCCGCAACGTAAAATGGAATATTAAGAGCCTAGAGTGGGATAATCTCTTCAATTATGGCGAAGGAAACCGTATTAACTTCGATAATCTAAGTGGTGTAGTTGGTATCTTTGGCAAAAACTTCAGCGGCAAGTCATCTATCATCGATTCTCTGTTATACTCTGTCTTTAATACAACAAGTAAGAACAACAGAAAGAACTTAAATGTCATTAATCAACAAAGAGATAGAGGTCGAGGTAAGGTTGAGGTAGATATTAATGGTACTTCATACATTATCGACCGTATTTCAGAGAAATACTCCCGCAAATCAAAGGGACAAGAGATCGTAGAGGCTAAAACAGATGTAACATTTACATCAAATAACCAAGATTTGACAGGAACAGAGAGAAACGATACAGATAAGGTTATCCGCAAATACTTTGGAACAGTGGATGACTTCTTTTTAACCTCTATGTCAACACAATTTGGTTATCTTAACTTCCTTTCAGAAGGTTCGACGAAGCGTAAAGAGATCCTAGCCAAGTTCCTAGACCTAGATATCTTTGAAAAGAAGCACAAACTAGCTAAAGAAGAATCTGCAACAACAAAAGCCATACTAAAGAAGTACGATGGACAGGATTACATCAAGTTAATCAGTACAGCAAGAACAGAAAACCTTAAGATCGAAGAAGATATCACCTCCCAGCAAAATCTAATGACAGAAGAAGGTAAGAAACTACAAGATTTAACCTTTAAAAAGGAAGAGCTTGAGAAACAACTGTCTGTTTTACCATCGGATATCTCAGAATACCCAAAAATTGTAGAAAAGATCAAAAAACTTAAGATTCTTTTACGAGAAAGCGAAGGTACTCTACAGAATTTAAATAAATCCATCGAAGAATACACAGAAAAGCTAGTAAAAATTGATGAATTTCTATCTAATTTTGACGAAAAGAAGCTTCAAGATGACAAAAAAGAGGCAGAAACCATTGATAAAAACCGCCAACTTAAGCTTGTAGAGCTTTTTGAGCTACAATCTAAGGACTCTGGTATCACAAAGAGGACAAAATTACTTGGTGAAGTACCATGCGGCACAGAGTTTTCACATTGTAAGTTCATTAAAGATGCTTGGGATGCAAAGAATTCTGCTGAAAGCGTAAAAAACTCACTTGTTTCTGTTGAAAAGGAAGTAGAAAAGCTTAATAAACAGTATGAAACCGTTGATTACGATACTGCAATTAATAATTTACAGAAAATTACAGCCTTACAAAAGAAAAAACTAGAGTTATCAAGTGCAAAGTTAACTGCATTATCAGATAAATCAAAGCTAGAAAGCACTATCAACAACGTTAAACTATCATTAGACTCTCTAGAAGCTCAAGAAAAACGCTATAAAGATAATATTGAGCTTATTAGCAACTATGATAATACGAAAATCTTGGTACAACAAAGTACCAAAGCGGTCGAAGAACAGAAAAACTATATCAAGATTCAAAATAACATACTGTCTAAGCTATTTGAACAGAGAGGTTCAACGCAGGAGAAGTTAAATGCCCTTACTAAAGAACAAGGAGAAGTCGAACAACTAAGAAAAGAGTATGCTGCGTATGATCTTTTCTTGAAATGTATGCACTCTAATGGTATCTCCTATGAGATTATTAAAAATAAACTGCCACAGATCAATGCAGAAATCGAGAAAACACTTGCAAGTATCGTAGATTTTAATATCTTCTTCGATAATGACGACGACAAGCTCGATATTATGATCAAACACCCAGCGTATGAGGCAAGACCTCTTGAAATGGGTTCTGGAGCAGAGAAAACTTTGGGGGCAACTGCAATTAGACTGGCACTTTTAAACATCACATCACTACCAAAGAGTGATATATTTGTGTTGGATGAGCCGGGAACAGCATTAGATGATGAAAACCTAGAGGGATTTATCAAGATTTTAGATATGGTAAAGCAGCATTTTAGAGTTGTGTTCCTTATTTCCCACTTAGATAAGCTAAAAGAGTCTGTAGACATGCAGATTACCATTGACAAGATTGGAGGTTTTGCGAACGTTTCAGTGTAGTCAACTATTTATAGAAATAAAGGAACTTCTATGGATAAAAAAGGCTATCTGGATATTGTTCAACAAAAATTGACATCCCGTAAGCTTCTTATTATGATCGTTTCAACGATCCTCATAGGATTCGGCAAGATCAGCGGCGACGAATGGACAGCAATTGCGCTGGGCTATGTCGGAGTCGAGGGTCTTGCCGATATTGCTACACGCTGGAAATTTGGAGCCAAACAATGAATTTACTTAAAAAATACTGGTGGTTAGTTCTTGGAGCTATTTTAGCTTTATTTGTTGTCACGAAAGGAAAAGAAGTGTATAATAAACTAAATCCACAGCCAACTCCAACATCAGAGGAAGTCAAAACTCAGGTTGAAAAGAATACAGAAGAAGCCAAAAAACAAATTGAGCAAGTAAAGGCTGAAGAAGCCAAGAAAATTGAAGAGATCAAAGAAGAAAAGAAGACTGAGCAAGCAAAGCTAACAGAGGAAGCCAAGAAAGATCGCTCCAAGGTTGGCTCTAAGATTGCAAAAGAGCTTGGCGTTAAGTATCAAACTAAGAAGGGAAGTAAATAATGAAAAAACTTCTTAGTCTATTTGTGCTTGTTTGTTTATTATCTCCTGTTGCTATGGCAGAAGAAGAAAAACACGAAGAACATCAAGGCGACGATCAAGTTTCTTTCACTTCAATTGATAAAGACGAACCATCACCTATTGATGGCTTTGTACTAGATGCCCCAACCATGATTGATATCTATTTAAAGAACAAGTATGACAAAAAAGAGTGTGAAACAAAGGTAGAATTCTTAAAAAAAGAGCATGAAATTCTTGTTGAACTAGAAAGAAAAAACAATAAGGCTCAGGTAGACTACTTACAGAGCAAAATCTCCAGCGAGGCAAAGCCAATTACGCTTGTCGCTACTGGTTTTCTTGTCGGAACAACACTATCAGTTGGTATATTTTACATTGCAACGCAAATTGTAAGATAGAGGAACGATGAAAAAAGATTTGAATTATATTGCAGCACTTGAAAAGGCAGTTGCAGAACAATATGGTGATTCCGCAACGATTAATCCAAGAAGCCTATGGACTGAAGAGCAAGAGCAAGAATATAAGTTGTATATGCAACAAATACTAAAGCAAGAGTTTGAGCGAGAACAAACAAAAGAGAAACTTATTGATGGAGAGATTGAAATCTCTAAAAATATTCTAAAGCATGAAGAGCAAAAAACATGCCCACTCTGTAATAAACTTCTCTTTAACCCAAAACACTCTTTGTATGTAAAAAAGTTTAAAGCATGTTTTTCATGCTATGTTACACACATAGAAGATAGAGAAGAAAGATGGTTGTCTGGATGGCGACCCAATCAGGAGAAAAAGTAATGGCAACAGTTATGGAGATAGTACAGCATATCTCGCAAGCCATCAGCGAGAAGCAACAGGGTGGTAAAACCTTTGGACTAAAGCGCGAAGAGCCAAAGGCATTATTTACCTTACACGATAGAAATGTAATGGATGGCTTTAATATTCAGTTCTGCGGAAATCAAATTATTTTAAAGTATCATGCAGAACACCCAATTACAGATATTCACAAGAAGAACTTTGACGTAGATGTTGAAAGAACCCTAGCAGAAATTGTCAAACACCTAAAAGAAAATTACAAGGCTTATGCCAAAGAGGCTCTACAGCTAAAAGAGTCTGGTGAAACAAAGATCCTTGTCCAGACTGCAAACCGCAGATCAGCTTACGTTAATGCTATGAAAACATTTGAGGTTGGTAACTACGGAGATAGCGTTGTACCAGTATGCTCGCCTCAAGAACAAGAAGATAAATTAAGCTCAGCTATGAAGAAGTGGCTAGAGCTAGGAAAGAAGGGCAAGTAATCGTGTCATCGTTGAAGCTTACAAAAGAGGAGATCATCTCCGAGCTAAGGCGTTGCGGCAAAGACCCAACGTACTTCTTGAAGAATTATGGAAAAATTACACACCCCATCAAGGGTTTGATACCATTTAAAACATTTCCATTCCAAGATGTTCTATTAAAAGACTTCAACGATCATCGTTTCAACATTATTTTAAAATCACGCCAGCTTGGTATCTCAACGATATCAGCTGGCTATATTGCTTGGATGATATTATTCTATCGTGACAAAAACATTCTTGTCATGGCAACCAAGCAAGCCACAGCTGCAAACCTTGTAAAAAAGGTAAAGGCTATCATTAGCAACGTCCCAGATTGGATGCAGCTTGCTACAATTAAAATCGACAACAGACACTCATTGGAGCTATCAAATGGTTCGCAAATTAAAGCAGTTACAACATCTGCTGATGCTGGTCGTTCAGAAGCTCTATCCCTACTTGTCATAGACGAAGCTGCACACATTGACAACATGTATGAATTATGGACAGGTCTAGGACCAACCCTAGCAACAGGTGGTAGATGTATAGCACTATCATCTCCACTTGGAACTGGTAACTGGTTTCACAAGACATATGTTGAAGCAGAATCAAAAAAGAACGAATTCTATGCAACAAAGCTCATGTGGGATGTTCATCCAGAACGCAATCAAGAATGGTATGAACGAGAAACAAAAAACCTATCCCCAAGAGAGGTTGCACAAGAGTATCTTTGCTCATTTAATGCCTCTGGCGAGACTGTTATAGCCCCAGAATTCATAGACAGAATCAGAACAATCTGTAGAGATCCAGAAAGAAAGGAGTTTCTTGACGGAAATCTATATATCTGGAAGGATTTTGAGGATACTGGTACATATTTAATAACAGCTGACGTTGCCCGTGGTGATGGCAAGGATTATTCTGTATTCCATGTTCTTGAAACAAAAACAATGGAGCAGGTTGCTGAGTACCAAGGTAAGTTAGATCTTGATGGATTTACTGATCTACTTATTCAAACCGGCAACAGATACAATGGTTCAATGATTGTTGTGGAAAATAACAACATTGGTTACTCTGTCTTAATGAAACTTATTGAACGTGGATATAAAAATTTATACTATACACCAAGAAATGCAGATGCACTTGATGCTTTTACCGTTTCATCGAATGGAACAGCTGGTTTCTCAACAAGCGCAAAAACAAGACCACTAATTATTGCTAAGCTAGAAGAATATGTTCGTAACAAAACATTATCAGTTAATTCACTAAGAACCATAAGAGAACTTGAAACATTCGTGTGGCGAAATGGTCGTCCAGAAGCGCAAAGTGGATATAATGATGATTTAGTAATGTCTATGGCAATTGGCTGTTGGGTGAGAGATACTGCAATTATTAACAATGAAAGAAATTTAGAGTATTCTAAGGCATTCCTAAACGCTATAACTAAAAATAATTCATCTATGAATACCACAATTCCCGGTATGGCGCAGTATGAAAGGTCGCAGCGTTTACGAGATATTCAACAACAGTACAGCCAGTTTAGTTGGTTGTTTAAAGGTTAACGATGGCAGATCAGAAAAGAAATCCAAAAAACAATGAATCACCTTTGTTTAGAGGACTTACCAGACTATTCTCTGGACCTCTTGTAGATTTTAGAACACAAGCACAGCTAAAATTCCGCAGAAGGGATTTAGATAAGTTTAAATGGACATCTGCTAGCGGTCAAACATTTAAAAAGAAAAGCTATAATCCATATGATGTTATCCAATCTAACATCATGGTCAACCAAACACGCGCCGAGCGTTATACTGACTTTGATCAAATGGAATACTACCCAGAACTAGCGTCTGGTCTTGATATCTATGCTGATGAAATGACAACAAGCAACAAGTTTCGTCAGCTATTGCATATCGATTGCCCAAATGAAGAGATCCGTCAGATCCTTCATGGCTTGTTCTATGAAACATTGAACATCAAATCAAATTTATTTGGTTGGTGCCGTACTCTTTGCAAGTATGGTGATCTATTCCTTTACATCGATGTTGATGAAGATGTAGGTATTAAAGCTGTTAGAGGCTTGCCAACACAAGAAATTGAACGTCTAGAGGGTCAAGACAAGACAAATCCAAACTATGTGCAGTTCCAGTGGAACAGCGGTGGTATTACTTTTGAGTCTTGGCAGATTGCACACTTTAGAATCAACGGTCAAGACAAATATTCACCATATGGTACATCTGTATTAGAGCCAGCACGTCGTATTTGGCGTCAGCTACAGCTAATGGAAGATGCCATGATGGCATATCGCGTTGTCCGCGCACCAGAACGTCGTGTATTCTATATTGACACAGGTAATATCGCCCCTCAAGACGTTGAACAATACATGCAAAAGGTTATGACTCAAATGAAGCGTAACCAGATTGTTGATCCCACTACTGGTCGTATTGATTTACGCTACAACCCAATGAGCGTTGAGGAAGATTATTATATTCCTATTCGTGGTGCTGGTAGCGGAACAAAGATTGACAGCTTAAAGGGCGGTGATTTTACTGGCGTTATCGATGATATCAAATATTTAAGAGATAAACTCTTCTCTGCTATCAAGATTCCACAGTCTTATCTATCAAGAGGCGACCAAGGTAGTGATGATAAGGCTACTTTAGCTCAAAAAGATATCCGTTTTGCAAGAACAATTCAAAGATTGCAACGCACAATGGTATCTGAACTACAAAAAATCGCCTATGTTCATCTATATACTCTAGGTTTCCGCAATAAAGATCTTATTAGCTTTGAATTAGCACTAAATAATCCTTCAAAGATTGCCGACCTACAAGAAATTGAGCATCTAAAAGCACAAATTGAAGTCGCTAAAGGCTCAAAAGAAGCAGGATTTAGCAGCCGTTGGGCTTATGAGAACATCTTTCATATGTCAGATGAAGAGATTATTCGCATCCAACGTGAAAGATTCTATGATAAATATTTAGAAAAGCAGCTTGAAGAAGCAATGGTAGGTGAAGAAGGCGGTATGGGTGGGGATCTTGATCTTGGAATGGGCGCAGAGGGTGCTGGCGGCGATGAAAGCCCCGCTGCCGCAGCCGAGCAACCAGCCAGCCAAACAACAGAAAAGGTTCCCCTATTAGCACAACCAGAAGCAGGGGCAGAAACAGGAACAACACCAGAAACCGCACCAGCTAGAAGACCAGATGGATCATACGATTCTGGCAATGGCAAGTTTTATAAAAAAGTTGAATACAATAAGAGTAAAGCTGGTGCTAGAGAGCGTTCAAATGCTGCCAAATGGTCAGCCGAAACCGCTTCAAACACCAAAAGAAATGTTTTTAAAGGTAAATCTGCTTTAGATACACTATCAGCTGGTATCGCAGAGCATGAAGACCGCGAAGATAGAAGACAGCAAGAATATTTATTGAAAGAAACCCAGCAACTTCTTAAAACACTTGATGCAAAATTTGGCAACAAAGGGGATGAGTAATGGACAATTTTAAGCATAATAAAAAGCGCAACACCGCTTTTGTTTATGAGGCTCTAACGAGGGAGCTTACGAAAGCCATCGTTAAGAAAGATAGCAATCGTAAAGAGATTGTCTTTTCTATTCTGCGAGAACACTTTAAAAATGGAACAGTTCTTAGACAAGAACTAGATTTGTATAAAACTGTTCTTGCTACAGGCATCGATAAGGATACTGCTACTCAATATCTATCAGAGGCAAAGCTAAGACACACAGGTATTGATAAGCAACAGCTGTTTAACGAACAAACAAAGCTTATCAATAAGATTAATATGGCTTTAGCACCAACATTTTTTGATACATTTGTCCCAAATTATAAAAATCTAGCCACAGTCTACCAAATTTTTCACAACAGCACAAACATCAAAGAAAAGATTATCCTAGAGCAGAAAGTTATCGTCTTAATGACCGAGCAAGAGACTGCCAAGAAAGAAATGCAGTCAGTTGATGCGCTTGTTGTTAAAACATTCCTTAAGAAGTATAATGAGAAATATGCTACAGCTCTACTAGAAGAACAAAAAATGCTGATGAACCAGTATGTTATGTCGTTTGCTGGTGATGGTTTGAGTTTTAAAATCTATCTTAATGAAGAAATCGCTCGTCTTAAAGATACAATGACTGAATGTATGAATCTTGAAGAAGTTAAAAGCGATGAATTTATGCTAAACAAATCAAAAGAAGTTATGTTATTCCTAGAATCCTTCCGCTCTCACAAGCTAGAAGAGATGATGACAACAAAGAATATCGAATCACTTATGCAAATCCAGAACTTTGTAAAGGAGGCACAAAAGAATGATTAAAGTTGTCATCAAAGACTCTATTAAACAAGGCGAGATGAAAGAAGTACAGGTTGAACGTACATTATCTGGCGATTACATCCTCACAGAACATCCAGAGATCGATGTAGTTGTTATGCCAGAGAAGTCAAAGGTTGTTGTATTACCAAAAACCGATCAAACAGACTATGTTTATAAAATTCAAGATAGACTCTTGGGATATCTCACAAAGCGAGGCGTATTAGACCTTGGAAGCATTAAGGCTGGAACTATTCATGGTGCGCTAGAGGGTACATACCCCAAAGAACCACCAGAAGGCGAAAATCCATTACAGGTCGTAGTGTTTAATGTCGCCCAGTTTATCGAAGATCAACGTCCTATCTATACATTCCACAAGGAATATGAACAAGAACTAGAGAAACAACTCACTATGCCAGACAGAGAGGATTCAACAGATCTTGGAGAGATTCCTCAAGATACATTTAAAGGAAGTATTCCAAAGACTGGCTTCCCAACTCGCGGAATTTATCGCTACAACTACTAAAAATGTTAAATTTACTATTGTTTATACTTGCTTGTTTTGGTTTTACTCAGATAGCTGTGTATGGTAAGATATTTGAACCAGTACGCCCATCGCATCACCTGTTTCATTGCACTATGTGTATGGGTTTCTGGGTAGGAATAGTAACAAATTTATTGTTTTGTTCTGTAGACATAGCACTATTTAGTAACATAATCGTAGGAAGTTTTCTTTGCGGTTGTATATCGTCTGGTGTAAGTTACGCTCTTTGCAGTCTTTTTGGTGATAATGGAATTAACATTAAAACTAGTTAAGAT